AGCCATAGCCAGAGCCATCGCCAGAGCCATCGCCAGAGCCATAGCCATAGCCAGAGCCATCGCCAGAGCCAGAGCCATAGCCATAGCCATCGCCAGAGCCAGAGCCATCGCCAGAGCCATCGCCAGAGCCATCGCCATAGCCATAGCCATAGCCATAGCCATCGCCAGAGCCATAGCCAGAGCCATAGCCATAGCCATAGCCAGAGCCAGAGCCAGAGCCATAGCCATAGCCATCGCCATAGCCAGAGCCAGAGTATATACTAAGAAACTCTCTTATCTGTTCTTCCATACGTCTACCTCCTCAATGGATTTTATTGCTTCGTCTGTACAAGGTATTATTTCAATAACCCCTAAAATTGAAATTATCGGCACGGCCAATGTGAATTTACAATCATTAGGGCGTTTTGTCCCTTCTACTGCCAATTGGCTGATAGATGCAGCCCCATACCAACACCACAATCTTCGGCAGTCTGTCAATGTAACTTCACTACCATTCTTTTCTTTCAATACTCCGTAAAATACGCCCGCTCTATCAGCGCGGATAATAACTTTTTTCCCAATCATAATTCTATATATTTAAAAGATTAATAAGTGTTGCTCGCCCTCAACGCAACAATGCGTGTTTAGCCTTTCAGCATACCCGAATTTGACGGGAGGGGAGATATATCGATAAGCGTGGTATGGTCGCCCTTCGCCGCCATTTACTTTGTACCTATTGAGGACTGGATAGGACGCTTATATTGTCTTTTAATATTGTTCCTTTGCGATACGGGTGCCCAAACCGCATACTCGCCACCGTAGGACATTTCGGTGCAAAAGAACCGTCGTAAACCTTTCTGCCCATTCGCAGCATGGCTATCACTGTGTGATATTCCCTATTTTCAATACTTCGTTGTATGTTCACAAGCCAACGGGTTATAGTCTTAGCCGCCTTGTGCTTCACAATTTGCAGATTAAATCCGCTCCAAAGACCTATCAAGTGCTCCCGTCCGGTCCTCGCTACCGGAAGCCGTTCAATCCGACCACGGGAATGTTTAAAGATTCATGTCAATATGCTCGTATCGCCAGCCGAGCATCGCGTATCCTATATCATCGCTATTGCATTTCCTGCCTATAGGTTCCCTGCCGACAAGGGAATAGGTGTATTCGTCCATCTTTATCTTAGCATCAGCCCAAGCCTCCCTCAACGCATGCCCGAAGGAGTACCACCGGAGTGACTTGTTCCTTCTGGAATAGGCGAAGGCAAGCTGCATGATGGCTCTGTGGTTGTATCTTCCTTCAGTCACAAGATTGTAATCCCTTGATTTCGTCATAAATAATCTTGTTGTATTCTGGATAACTCCTTTAGCTTAGCTGTTGGATACTCGACTTTACCCGGACGTTTGCAAGGCTGTATCTTCCCTTGTTTATACCATCTCCGTACATTGGCTTCTCCGAACTCGCGGAAAGCCTCTCTTTGAGAAAGGTATTCCTTGTCGTCCTTATCCTCCTTCATGAATGAAGCAAGCTTTGCAGCCACATTTGTTACGAATGTGTCGAATGTTACCGACTTGTCTATGAATTGGAGTTCCATAATCGTATTTTTTAAAATGAGAGTGAATCATAGTAATTCTGATGCTTCTTGTATTCTTTCACAATATCAGAAGCGTTATTCCCGACCTTCTCTACAATCTGGCTGTACGCCTCGTTCGGTATGCTGTTTATTACAGCTTCTTGATAGTCCATTCTTCCGGCTATTCCCAGCATCCAGAAGAATAGGATAGAACCTGCCGCGAATGCTGCAATCTGTTTGGACAGTCTGTTGATGTTCATGGCTATTCCTCCTTAGCTTAATCTTATAACTTTGCTTCCGTCAATATTCTTCTTTGAAGAACATGAGAATAAAAAAACTTCTCTTTTCAGTCTATAACATGCGCTGGAAACGCTTGTAGAACGAAATTCTTTCTCTTTAAAGAGAATTTCTTCACCCACTTTCATTGAACGTAATGTATCAGAAAGTTCTCTTCCTTTAATTCTTTTAACTATTATTTTCTCCATTCAATTGATAATTAAAATACCTTTGTTCATTTCATTAATTTTTCATTCGTGATTTATGTTTTGATTAGAATCACAATGCAAAGATAAGTAATATATTACTTATATCAATAATATTGGTTGAAAATGTAAGTAGAATAATTCTATTTAGAATAATTATAAATAATAAGTTATGGAAGGTTTTGTAAAACAGCGTATTAGAGACTTACTTGTAAAAATGAATAGTAACCCTACTCAGTTGGCAAAGAAATATTCACTAAATCAAAAGACCCTGAATAATCAGATTAATTCAGATGTTCAACTGTCAGCAAGTACTATATTGCTTGTTTTGGAAGAGTTTAATAATGTGTCAGCAGAGTGGTTGCTTCGTGGAAAAGGCAACATGCTAATAGTAGAGGACAAAGAAAATGCTGACGATTTGCAGGAGCTCACTGTAATAGTAGATAAGAATGGTTATTTGAGACTAAAACAATAAGGTGTTATGGAGAACTTAAAAAAAGGGAATAATATCCTTAGCTACAGAACAGCACCCAAGAAGAGCGCTGATTATCCTAAAGTGATAACAGCGGAAGAAAAAGATAAGGTATTGAAGTATCTTATAGAAAATCAAGAAAACGGAAAAATGGAAGTTATAGCAAGGTATTCCGATATTTCCAATCTTGTATGTAGCAAGGAGCAATTTAAATCCATTATAGATGAGTTGGTACAAGATTACGGACTTTCTCATTTCGGCTATGGCGATAAATATAAACTAAATAATACCATATTGGACTTTTATTCAAATGGCGGATTTAATGCTAAAGTAAATGTTAAACAGAATGATATTTTAAATAGAGAAAAAATGAAAGTTTTTATTGTACATGGGCATGATGTCGCAGCAAAAGAGTCTGTAGCAAGATTTATTGAAAAAATAGGTTGTGAAGCTATTATTTTATCTGAACAAGCGAATGGTGGAAATACAATTATAGAAAAAATAGAAAAAAACACTGATGTAGGTTATGCTATAGTTATATATACCCCATGTGATAAAGGTGGCGAAAATAAAGAAAATGCCCAGTTAGAGCCAAGAGCGCGTCAAAATGTTGTGTTTGAACATGGGTATCTAATTGCTAAATTAGGCAGAAAGAATGTTTCTGTCTTAATGAGAGAAAGTGTTGTCCCTCCCAGTGATATCTCTGGACTGGGTTATGAGCCATTAGATGATAATGGAGCTTGGAGAAACAACGTAGCTAAAAACATGAAAGATGCTGGGTATAGTATAGATATGAATAATATTCAATAGATGCGGTTCAGAAATTCATCTCTAAGTTAACAAACAACGAAGATTATACAACTTAATATATTGAATTATGAAGAAAATTTTATTTTTACTGATTATTTTATTTGTGACGTCTTGTTCGAAGCAAAATAAGGCTGAACAAATAATTACTGATTTGGTACAGTCAGAGTTAAAAGAAGGATGTGTATATACTCCTATTAAATTTACCAAGTTATCTGAAGCGTTATCTATTATTGATAATGAAGAGGAATATAAAAAGATAAAAGAAGAATTTGATAAGGTTGAATACAAATATCTGTTTGATTCTATATCAAGTGCGGAGAATTATAAGCTTGATAGTTCTATGTATGGGAAAAAGTACGCAGATGCTGCTTATATAAAGCCTTTATCATACGAAAGAGATAGGCTAAGAAGTGAATTGGAAGAAATGAAGCAAAAGTATCAACCGTATGTTATGGGGCAAGGTTTAATTCATATTTATATATATAAAACTCCATTCGGTGATTCCTTATTGTATTCTAAATTTGTATTTGATGACAAATTCCATATAAAAGATAGACGCAAAATATCAATGGAGATAGATAGGGATTCTATTTCTCATGTGATTGAAAAAATTCAAAATGAGCAAAATGAAACAGACGATAAGAAATTTTTGAATGACGTTTTTTTGTGGAGATTATAAACTATATTTTTCTTCTTTTTCATATTCGTGCTCTGATTCCAATCATGGATTTTATTTAGTATAAATCAAACACGTGTAAATATACAATAAAATATAGTCTTCTTGTGGAATAATTGGAATTTTTATCTATATTTGCAAATGTAACAGTGGTATTAGGGGAATTTGTTGCATAAAAGAAATGAATAATCAGCCAGGTGTGGCGTTTATATAGAATGGTAGCAGATTCCCCTAAATACCCCTGCTACCATTTTTTTGTGGTTCTATCAGTGCCAACCACGTGGATTTATCACCCATGAGATAAAATGGTTCTTGTTTGTTGACTGAAACGCTTGTAATGTCCTGCAACGTCCCACACACCGACGACAGGCGACCTACAGAGAAATTACCAGCTTTGGCAAGCGACCTAAATAGATATTCAAGTTTCACTTGGGGTAGAGGGGAGGAATTGTTCAGTCAGCTTGGACAAATATTTAGGGTCGGAAAATTTCGATGATAACTTGCAAAAAGGCAATCTTAAATATTTGTCATCCTTTTACTATTTTAAATATAAGGTAGTAGGGGATAGGGTGTGGTGGATTAAAAAGTTCATTCGTGATTAGTAAAAATACAATATCCCGGCAGCCGTATTGCTGCCGGGGTGTCAAACATGAGCGTTGGTCGAAACCTTAACGTGCGTCTATGCTATCATGTGGCAATATTTTCTTAATCTCCTACAAAGCAAGAACCGAAACGTCCTCTGCTGTTGCTTGTGTAGTAAGCGGAAGCCGGAGCGTGGAAGCTATCGTATGCACTTCTTTTAGCTGGTTGTGCCAAAGCTGCTTTCATGGCTTCCTTCTCTGCGTTTCTTGCTTCTTCATCCGCTACACGTTTCTTTTCATCAGCCCAAGCAAGTTTCAAGCAATCTGCCCATGTCTTTATTCCGTGGGTAAGAGAATACAGTTTCATGTACTTCTTAATCTGATGGGCGGCTTTCATAATTTGAGATAAGTTGTAGCGTTTCATAATCCTTATTCTTTATTGTTTAACTTTGATGGTGCAAAGGTGGTATTTTAATACCACATAAACAAATAAAAGTGCAATTATAGTATATCTTTTAACTTTAATTAGTGATACGATAATACCACATTTTTAATATTAATGTATCTTTGCAGAAACAAAACTTATGAAGTATGATTGAGCAACTAAGAATTAAAGAAGCCATCAAAGAACATGGCACATCAATTAATGAAGTCGCTGAAAATATGGGGATTTCCCGTTTTACTCTTAGCACTCATGTAAATGGTAATCCATCTACGGAAATTCTTTTGAGAATAGCTGATGCTATTGGCTGCCCGGTAACGGAATTGTTCGAGCAACCCAAGAAAGACGGTTTTTCTCTCATTTGTCCTCACTGTGGGAAGAGCATAAAAATAAAAGTCGACTGATATTTGCTTTTGTGATTACATTGCATTACTTTTGTGTTACAATATAATATATGTAATGATATGGAAGCAGTAGTAAGAAAACAAACCTCGTTCCGTCTGCGTGAAGACTTGTTACAAGTTCTGCAGGAACATGCCAGGAAAGCGAACAGAAGTCTCAATAACTTCGTTGAAAGCGCTCTGATGGACGCAGTGTATTCAGAGCCAAATGAAGAAACGGTTGCGGCTATAAAAGAAGCACGTGAGACAAAGAATAAGGAAACGTTTGATAGCGTGGAAAGCTTGATGGAGGAATTGATGAAGTGA